TCCGATGCAAAGATTGCATATGGCGGTATCAGTCGCAAATCAATGATTTACATTATTGTTTTGAGACGAATATAGAAGTATCAGATGATGATTTTTGCTCAAGAGCAAAGAGGAGAATAGAATGACATTAGGTGAAGCAATTGAGGAATTAATCAGACAGTATGATAAGGCGTGCGCTCAGTCTTGGGTTATCAATCCGTTAGCTTATGCTTTATTTCAGACTTGGAAGCAAGCCGATAACAGTCGGACGGAGCGAGAGCATGCTAAGAGATAAAGATGGCGATCGTATCGATTTGGAAGTTCTCCATTCGGTCGATGGGTATGTGTATTACTTGTTGAGATATCCGGATATCAAATGGTTTGGCAAGCCTTTAGACGCAATCGGCAACACGATCGGCGACACGCTGACTCTATTGTACAGACGAAAAGACCATCTAAAGAAAGAGATTGAGCGATACACATGGAAGAGTTAACACTATTCAACTATCAGAATGAATGTCAGCCATGTTGGCGATGGTTCAAGGAAAGTATGTGTTGGAATTGTTCGAAGTTTAAGCCCGGGAAGACTTGTCATTGTGGAACGTGTCAGGAATGTGAAACGGCAATGGACTCAGATGACTGGTATCATCAGTTCTTTGCAGGGTGTGAATACAATCAAAAGAAAGGTCGAAAGTATATCGAATACGAAAGGATGAACAAATGAAAGCAATAATAATTTACAGTATCGTTTGGTTAGCAGGTGTATGGTTTGGGTACCTGATCGGCAGCGCTCCAACTAGAAACGATTGGGATTGATGATATGTATGATATTGATAGCGAATATGGTCAACAATTTAAAGGCAATCTACTGGCAGGGATATTGAATCAATTGACCGAAGAGGCGAGGAAAGAAGCTTTAAAGAATCCAATAGTAGAATCCTATGTGGTCGGAGAGATTGCCAGTAACATGCATAGAAAGCCTTATCCAGTATTCAATGCTTTGAAATGTAAACTCAAAAAGGAATACAATGAAGCAAAACTCGACATACTATCGTGGAGGTCATACCAATACCGGACAACCTTTGAAGAAATGCTGAGAGTTGCAATGAAGCACGGAATGGAGACAACTGATGACATCAAGTGATTTGCTAGATGAAAACAAGGTATGTATACCAGTCGAGGAATACCAGGAGTTGATTAAATCAAGGAAAGAAGTCGAGAAGCTGAAGCGTGAAAACTATGGATTGAAAACGACAATCAAGAATCTAAGGGAGACAATTGAAAAACAGTATGGATATCATACTTTTGCAAATTAAGGAGGATAGTATATGACGGAAGCAAACGCCAAATTTATAATGTCAGAGATTCACAGAATAGGGAATTACGAAAAGCTGATAGTTGAATACACGGACGAACTGAGACGCATCCGTCAGAAGCTCGACGACTTGGCAAGCCTTCCGTCATCCAGTAACTACGAAGGAGTAAAGGCAGAGAATGCTCATGTTGAAGTATCTACAAAAATCAACATACTATTGTCGGATGAGCAGGAGATTCTTGAATGTAGGGAAAAGGTACAGGCTCGCCTTGAGTTGGCAGAAAGCTATAAGCGTCAAGTGATCGCTCAAACTAATCAGGACAAGTTCATGATTGACTTCATTAACAAGATGCCATACCGAAAGATGAGCCATGTTCATGGGTACGAGAACCCGTACGAGCACATGATCAGCGTAATGCGAGGATTGGAGATTAAGATTTAACACATCTAGTTAACTAGGTGCAATTAACTGATAAGATGATATTGAGCTTCATAGGGTAGAAGCGAATGGGTAATTCGGAGAGCTTACTCCTTAATTGCATAAGAGCTCTCCATTATCGACCCATTAAATCAAAGATTGTTTTTTTCATAATAATCAAATCCTTTCTATCTACGGACTGTCAGTAATGGCAGTCCAATTTTATTTAGGAGGTGGCTACATGCCGAACCATAGACCAGATCATGAAGGAGCGCATCAGACTCAATTCCGACTGAACAAGAAGCGAATCTATGCTACACAGGATGTGTGTGGAATATGTGGACGCCCTGTAGATAAGTCCCTCCCCTTTCCTCATCCTTTGAGTAAGTGTATTGATCATATAGTCCCGATATCCCGAGGCGGACATCCTTCAGCCCTGGACAACCTCCAGCTAGCGCATCTCACATGCAACAGAGCAAAGTCGGATAAGTTGATGGTAAGTCAATCGAATGATGATGCACTCCCTGAGGTGGTAGGCAACAGAAATTTACCGCACACCATCGACTGGACGGGGTACAGGGCACGACGAAAATGAGATAAATTCTGCAAAAAATAGTATATACGCACATTTTAATGTGCTTTTTTTATTGACCAAAAATTAGGGGGGCATACCGACCCCGAACGTGGCGAGCCGGCGAGTTCCCGCGTACTAGGTAAATATTTCGATGAAGGAAAGGAGACCACTGCCATGGACAATAAAAGGGTGGACTATCTAAGAGGCCTGTTAACGACAAAAAGGAACAGAGTCAACCTTAGATACAAGTATTACGAAATGAAGCAGCAGGTTATCTATCTTAAAGGTGCTATACCTGCAGAAATGAAATGGATGAAGTCAACAATGTCATGGTGTGCTACTGCAGTAGATACACTAGCAGACAGATTGAAAGTCCGAGGATTTGAGAATGATGTTTTGGGAATGTCAGAAATATTCGAAATGAATAACGCTGATATCCTATACGATTCGGCAATTCATGGAGCATTAGTTTCATCGTGTGATTTCATTTACATTTCGAACGATGAGGATGGATATCCAAAGCTTCAGGTTATTCCAGGCTTTAACGCGACCGGTGTTATCGACACAATCACGTCTCTGTTAAAAGAAGGCTATGCAATCCTTGCAGCCGACGAATTAGGGATTCCGACATTAGAAGCATACTTCTTGCCGGGCGAAACATGGTACATCGAGAAAGGGAAGCCTGACAGATGTGTGAAAAACAACGTTCCATATCCTCTGCTGGTTCCTGTCATTTATAGACCTGATGCAAAGCGACCTTTCGGACATTCTAAGATATCAAGAGCATGTATGGACTACACACAGAGCGCTATGCGTACACTTCTGCGGTCCGAGGTTGCAGCCGAATTCTATTCGTTCCCACAGAAGTATGTATTAGGCACTGATCCAGACCAAGAGCGCCTTGAAAAATGGCGAGCCACAATTTCATCTATGCTCGAAATCACGAAAGACGGAGACGGAGACAAGCCAGTTGTAGGTCAATTCAATCAGCAGAGCATGGCTCCATACAACGAACAACTTCGAATGATTGCAGGGCAATTTGCTGCAGCTACAGGCTTAACACTTGACGACTTAGGATTCAGCACAGACAACCCTGCCAGTGCCGAAGCTATTAAAGCGAGCCATGAACATTTGAGACTGGACGCAAGAAAAGCCCAGGCTGGATTTAGTGTTGCTTTCAAAAATGCTGGATATTTGGCAAGCTGTCTGCGTGCCAATAAAGGATATCCGAGAAGTATTCTCAGAAATACAAGAGTGCGCTGGTATCCGATCTTTGAACCAGACGCATCAATGCTCTCACTCATCGGCGATGGTGTGATCAAGCTGAATCAAGGTCTGCCAAACTATATTGATTCACGGTCACTCAATGACTTGACCGGACTAGACGGTGAGGAAGAAGAAACTGCATTTATGCAGGATCTACAAGCATTAGCCGAAGAAGAGGAAGTTCCTAATGAGTGATATCTCTCCGGATATTCTTGAAAACATCCGAAAGGAATTCATCCGGCTTTTTAACGACGATCCGCAGATTGCTTCGCTTTACGCAAAAATTCAGAGTGGAAAGGCTACCTATATCGACGCTGATGCATTTGCCAGAGTATTAGGCGACCTCTTGTCTATTGCGTTAAGTCATAACATCACAGAGGATATACTCCCGGATGGAAAGCTGTACTGGAACATTGCCAAAAGCGTTATAGAGCCTTTTTTAGGAGACGGATACAGAATTATGGTTGATTTTAATTCGGCCGTTCAAGAGATTCTGAATGTGTCCTCGGACGTAAAGCTACAGGTCATCGTTCCGAAGCTTAATGCTGACAAGGTGGACGGGATCATAACAAAGCTATCCAACGCCGATAACTTCCGAGAGGTCCAGTGGCTTTTAGCTGACCCGTCGTATATGCAGAATTTCTGCAATTCTATTGTGGATGATTTCGTTCGAGAGAACGCGGATTTTCAATATCAATCTGGATACAATCCAGTTATTATCCGAGTCATGCATGGAAAAGGGTGCGACTGGTGCAGAAATTTGGCTGGAACCTACGACTATAGAAAAGGAGTCGATCGGACGATATTCAAACGGCATCGGGGATGCGCATGCACTGTCGAATACAAGTGCGGCAAGTTCTCACAGAACGTTTATAACAAGCGTTTGATGGATTCGTCCGGTAAAGAGCTGACAAGGAAACAACTGGAAGCGATGGATGTATCCACGCTTACCACAAAAGAAGCAAGAGCACGGCAGTTAGCCATTTCAGCGATGGAGAACCAGGAGAACCGTGCACAGCGTGAGAGATTAATTCAGACTCTCATGCAAAATGAGAACGTCGACCATCGAACGGCGGCGATTCGATTTACAAGAAGATTAAACGGAAATTCATAAGGAGGTAGGAGTGTATGCCACGTGAAGGCAGACAAACTCCCACTTCCGCATTTATTATCCCTTACGAACAGACCAAAGGAGAGGAAGCTGTCAAGATCTACAACAAATGCGGCCGAAAGGCACGACCTTGGCAGGAGCTTCTCCTTTACGACATTATGGCCGTCGATAAAGATGGGCTCTGGATTCATTCGAAATTTGGCTACTCACTGCCACGCCGAAATGGGAAAACTGAGGATGTTATGATGCGGTTGATCTACGCATTAATGCATGATGAAAAAGCGCTTTACACGGCACACAAGACTACAACCTCTCACTCGACTTGGGAGAAGGTTACACAGCTTTTATCCAAGTCGGGGTGGGTGGAAGGTGAAGATTACAAGACCACTAAACAGTTTGGTCTTGAAACTGTAACGGCTATCAAAGGTGACGGAGTCCTAAACTTTCGAACACGAACATCAAAGGGCGGACTCGGTGAAGGCTATGATTTGTTGATCATAGACGAAGCACAAGAGTATACCGTCGACCAGGAATCAGCTTTACAGTATACGGTTACGGATTCGGCGAATCCTCAAACGATATTGTTAGGAACTCCACCGACTGCTGTATCATCCGGAACCGTATTCGAGAGCCTTCGATATTCAACACTTCGAGGAGCTGAAAAGTTTACTGGATGGGCTGAATGGGGCAAAGAGCACAAAATGGATGTCGGCCCAGATTGCGATATGGATGCATTGGTCGATGCATGGTATGAGACAAATCCATCACTCGGCCATGGACTATCCGAAAGAGCATTATGGCAGGAGTCCAGGGCGAACGAAATCGACTATAACATTCAGCGCTTAGGTATTTGGTTCCGATACAATCAGAAATCAGAAATCTCAAGAGAAGAATGGGAATCTCTGAAGGTTGACGAGGTTCCGCAGTTTGTCGGTAAACTGCATGTCGGTATCAAATACGGGCATGACAGTGAGAACGTAGCTCTGTCTGTTGCGGTCCGTACGACCGACGGGAATGTATTCGTTGAATGTATAGACTGCCGACCTGTTAGAGACGGGAACTTCTGGATACTGGCACTTTTAAAGAAGTTAGACATCGGCGAAATAGTCATTGATGGAGCATCCGGACAAAGGCTGTTAGAGTCAGACCTCAAAGAAGAAGGCTTTAAGAAGATAATGCTTCCTAAGGTTGCAGAATTGATCAATGCCAATTCACTATTTGAGCAGAATCTGCATTCAATAAGGCACTCTAATCAGCCATCGCTTTCGCAAGTCGTATCAAACTGCGAAAAAAGAGCCATCGGCTCACAGGGTGGCTTTGGATTTAAATCACTGTTAAAAGGTGCTGATATCGCATTAATGGATTCGATGATATTGGCGTTCTGGTCATGTTCGCAAGGAAAAACGAAAAAGAAACAACAAGCTAGTTATTAAGGAGCACACGTTATCGTGTGCTTTTTTAATAAAAAAATTACGCGGACCACATGCGGAAAAGTGGGGAAAGGAAATTTATGCCATTTAAACCAATTGAAACACAGGAAGAATTTGACGCACTTATTAAAGACCGCTTAGCGAAGCAGAAAGCAAAGTTTGAAGAAGAAAAAGCGGAAATCACAAAGAAATACGAAGGATACTTATCGCCTGAAGATGTCGAGAAAGCAAAGACATCTTACGAAGATAAGGTTACAGCGCTCAATGCTTCCATTTCTGAAAGAGACGAAAAAGAGAAGGCTTTACAAGCTCAGCTCGACGAAGCAAATGCTAAGAATTCCCAATATGAAGCCAGCGCCTTGAAGATGCGAGTAGCTTTATCCAACGGAATTCCTTACGAGTTAGCTGACCGATTGAACGGTACGACAGAGGAAGAGCTGACTGTTGATGCAAAGAAGATGGCTTCTTTATTTGGTTCGTCTCATGCTCCACAGAACACACCAGAATATACTCCATCAAATGGAGATACAGACGGTGTGACACAGGCTTTCAAGAAGCTTAATCCAACATTAAAAATTTAAAGAAAGGAGAGCACTATGGCTCACACATTACAGGAAAGATACTCCGAATTAGTATTAGCAAAATTACGTCAGGAAAACGTATTACTTAACCTGATGAATCGTCGTTACGAAGGCACTCCTTCAGCTGGTGCCGTTAAGGTTCCGGTACGTGATACTGAGGTGGCAGTAGGCGACTACAACAAGGCTACAGGTAAAGCTTTAGCGATCGGATCAACTACTTACAAGACTATTGAAATTGGTAACGACATCGCAGTCAATGAAATCATCGACGGATACGACGCTGCAGCCGTTCCGGATGGATTAGTAGCTGAAAGATTAGATTCTGCCGGTTATTCTTTGGCTCATGCTATTGATACAGCTATCGCAACTATGCTGACTACTACTGGCAAGTACACTGCTGAATCTTCAACTACTGCATCCACTGCTGCGACTATTTACAAAAACATCGTCGGCTCTGTTAAGAAAGCTAAAAAGGCTGGTGTTCCTAAATCTGCTATGTGGGTAGTAGTAACCGCAGATACTATGGAACTTTTAGAAACTGCTGATTTATTAACTCATTCTTCAACTCAGGGTGATGCAGTTATTACAAACGGATTTGCTGGACGCTTAAACGGTGTACCTGTATACGAATCTCTTAACGGTGTATTAGAAACTGCAAAAGTTGAATACATCGTCGGCAACACTGAATTCGCACACTATATTTCTGAGTTTGTTGTACCTGTACAGATCAACAACTTAACAAATGAATACATTGGTTCATCTGCAGTACAGGGCCGTGTAGCAAGTGGCGGAGACGTATCACGTCCGAATACTATTATCGTTAAACAGACTGCATAAGGAGGTGGTCTAAATGACCGCTTACGCAACGATAAGCGATATTAATATTCTGTGGAAGCGTACGATAAACGAAAGCGAAGAGGACAAGGCTGAAACATTGATCAATATCGTTTCGGCATCGCTACGATCGGAAGCGAAAAAAGTAGGCAAAGACCTCGACAAAATGATTGAGGATGATCCAGACCTTCTGCTTATTGCTAAAGACATAACGGTGTCTGTCGTAGGCCGTTATCTTGACGATACATCGACAGGACCGGCAATGTCTCAAATGAGCCAGTCAGCAGGAGGTTACTCCGTATCTGGAACGTATTTGGTTCCAGGTGGCGGAATCTTTATCAAAAAATCTGAGCTAGCAAGGCTTGGACTGAGACGCCAGCAGATGAGGTTCATAGACTATGACTACTCTGATTAACGGTATCGATATCATACTCTGGGATGAGGTCCAGACAGGCATTGATGAATTCAATGCTCCTGTTGTGGAACTTGTTCCAGTTACGGTTTCGAATGTGCTTGTAACGCCTGTTAGTGCTAGTGAGATTACTGATAGTACACGGCTTTACGGCAAACAGGCTGTTTATGAGATTTCGATTCCGAAAGGCGATACCAACATCTGGGAGAACAAGAAAGTCACTTTTTTCGATGAGGACTGGATAACGATCGGCTACTGTAGAGAATGGATTGAGTCCAATGTTCCTTTAGACTGGAACAGAAAAATACAGGTGGCGAGATATGGCTAAGAAGGTTGAAGTAGTGCTAAACTCTTCGGGAATCCGAGAGCTGCTGCATGAAGTAGGCAGTACCGTATGCATGGAGAAAGCCAATCAAGTAGCTGGTGCATGTGGGGATGGATTTGTCGCAGAACAGGGCAAATCTGGAAGCCGTACATGGGGGACTGTTAAAGCTACCTCGTTTCATGCAATGAATAGAAATCTGAAATACAACCTTGTTGAAAAAGCAATCGGAGGGATGAAATGAGCACAATAGAAGCAAGAGTTATCGAATATCTCTCCGATAATTTTCAGATTCCTGTATCCGCCGAAGTTCCGGAAGAAAAGCCTACAAGATTTCTCACGATCGAAAGAACAGGACGGGCTGTTATCGAGCATATTAAGCAAGCAAATATTGCAGTCCAGTCATGGTCATCAATCAGCCTCGCTGATGCTGCAAATCTATGTGATCAAGTCGAGGCTGTTATGGATGATTTTATCCTGGACAACTCAATCGTTAAATGCACGCTCGAAAACTCGTACAATTTCACAGACACATCGACAAAGACATACCGCTATCAAGCGGTTTTTAATATTATTTACTACTAAAACAGAAAGGAAAATTTATGGCTGATACAAATCAAAATACGGTTGCCAATGTTTCGGCAGGCAAACCAAAAGTATTAGGTGCTGTCTATCATGCACCGCTCGGCTCTACACTTCCTACTACAGTATCCGGTGCGCTGGATGCAGCATTTGCCTGTGTTGGATACATTTCCGAGGACGGCGTAACCAACAGCAACTCGGCAGAGAGCGAAAGTGTCAAAGCGTGGGGCGGAGATATTATCCTCGTAACCCAGACAGAAAAGAGCGATACATTTAAGTTCAAAATGGTCGAGGCTAAGAACATCGAAGCAATCAAGGCGGTGTATGGTTCTGACAATGTGAGTGGTACGCTTGCCGGTGGCTTAACCGTTAAAGCTAATTCAAAGCAAAACCCAGCAGAAGTATGGGTTATCGAAATCGCAATGTCAAAGAATACTTTCAAACGCATCGTTATCCCTAACGCAGTGCTGACAGAATTGGAAGATATCGTTTATAACGACAGTGACCCAATCGGATACGGTGTAACGCTGAGCGCATTGCCATACGAGGCATTTGATGGAGATACGCACCGAGAATATATTCAGACAGTAGCATAAGGAGGCATTTATGGTTAAAGGTGTTACAGACAGCGGTTTCGAATTTGAAGTTAATGAAAAAATCACAAAGGACTTTTTATTCGTTAAAGCATATAGATTGGCGAATCATAGTGATCCATACAAACAGATTGATGGCTTTACGGATTTGGTAAGTATGCTGTTCGGCGACAAAGAGGAAGATTATTACAAATTTCTCAAAGAACACTTTGACGGAATCGTTCCTGCCGATGTGCTGGGAAAGGATATAGGCAGTGTTATCCGTCAAGTTGAAAAAGCATCTGAATCCGCAAAAAAGTAATCACCTTGGCCACAATGCTCAGTGTGGATGAGGATGCTCTCATCTGCGACTTTGCTGAGACATATCACATCCTCGACTTGTACAGTCTGCCGATAGATTTGGCAGCTGTACTAGCCTGTGGTCTAAGGGAGGAATCGAGGATAAAAATGAAGATTGCAGGTATATCCTTCCCGATGCGGACGTTGTTCCTGGCTGCGGTTATGGATAATACTGCATGGCTTAAGTGGGCGAAAACAAAGGATGCTGAAAAAGGCATCAATCAGCCGGAAAGCATATTTAATCAGCTGGTCAAGCCTGATGAAAAGAAAACGGCTTTTACATCCGGCGAAGATTTCGAATCCGCTAAGCGTGAATTTGATAAAAAAATTAAACTATTAGGAAGGGAGTAAATTATGAGCGATATAGCAAAGGCTTATGTCCAAATAGTACCTTCCGCCGAGGGAATAAAAGGCAAGTTAGAAAGTGCGATTTCGGGAGAAGCTACCGGAGCAGGGAATACCGCTGGCGGTCTTCTTGGCTCTGGCTTGCTTAGTACTCTATCCTCTGTTTTTTCTATTGCCGCAGTCGGCAAAATTTTAAAAGATGCACTCGACCAGGGCGCTCAACTCGAGCAGTCGATTGGAGGCGTCGAAACCCTATTTAAGAATAACGCTGATACAGTTACACGATATGCACAAGAAGCGTATCGAACCACAGGTCTGTCTGCTAATGAGTACATGCAGAGCGTTACCTCATTCAGCGCATCGCTTCTCCAATCGCTTGGAGGAGATACCGCCAAAGCTGCCGATATTGCCAATATGGCAATGATCGATATGGCAGACAATAGCAACAAAATGGGCACATCCATGGAAGCCATCCAGAATGCATACCAAGGTTTTGCGAAACAAAACTATACTATGCTGGACAATCTCAAACTTGGTTATGGTGGCACGAAGTCAGAGATGGAACGACTGTTAGCAGATGCTCAGAAACTGACAGGTGTTGAATATGATATCAACAAATTGTCAGATGTATATTCAGCAATTCATGCGATACAAGAGAATCTTGATATCACAGGAACGACAGCAAAAGAAGCTGCTAGTACTTTATCAGGCTCCTTTAACTCCGTTAAAGCAAGTCTGCAGAACGTAGCCGGTTATTTAGCTACAGGTATGGACGTTACTCCAGCTCTTGAAGGACTGCTGAGTTCTACGGTCAGCTTCTTAACCAATCTAGGCGGAATGCTGTTTAATATTGTGTCTGGATTAGCACAAAGCATAGTACCTTTTATCGTATCAATGGCACCGATGGTGAGCGAAGGAATTAATCAGCTTATCAACGATGCCTTTTCTTTTGTAACAGGAGGTGGATTTGCCCAGGCTTTACAGGCTGGCGTCGATATGATCACCCAGTTTGTTAACGGTGTTCTGCAGAATTTACCATCAGTAATTAGCAGCGCTATCAGCATGGCAACCCAGTGGCTCGCTACACTGATGTCCGCAGCTCCACAGTTTCTATCTGCTGCAGGAACTCTGATTTTGAACTTAGTTCAAGGCATTATCAGCAATCTACCGGCAACTGTTTCGGCAATCGTATCCGGTGCAGTTGGTATGATCAGCACGTTAGCTAGCTACCTGCCTCAATTCCTTACAGCAGGTATTCAGTATACTATGCAGATCGCAGCTGGTTTAATTGATGCGATTCCAGATCTACTATCATCTGTTGGCCAGGTTGCCCAGGATGCGTGGAATACATTCAAACAGACAGACTGGATATCGCTTGGATCTGATATCATTTCAGGAATTGTCAGCGGTATTGCCGGTGCTGCAGGTAATTTATTCAACAGTCTGAAGAATTTGGCATCTAACGCCTTAGAAGCTGCAAAGAGTGCGTTAAATATCAACTCACCTTCAAAGGTATTTAGAGATATCGTAGGTCGAGGAATCTCCGAAGGTATTGCTGCAGGTATTGATATGTATTCCGACATGCCGATCATGTCAGTACGTCGTACTGTAGCATCCGTAACGAATGCGGGAGCTGAAGCTGTACCGTCAAGCTACAACAACGGAGTCGATATGGTATCGGCTGTATACCAGGCTGTTCGTGAAGGTATGGAAGAGGCAAATGTTGTTGTAGCAATGAATGAACGTGAGCTCGGCCGTATGGTCCGTGACGATCTGGGGGTTGCTTTAGGATGATACTAGATAGATATCAAGTAAAGTATGTATCCGCTAGAGGAAAAGAGATTGATCTAACGGATATATACGTCCGAATGATGAAAGCGAGCCTCCATAAATATAAGTGGACCATGGATTCTACGGAGCTGACATACGGGATCGCTGTTGATCAATTTCGTAAGAAGCCGATTGAGTACTCTTTGGAAGTGTCGATTATCGGATCTCTTGAAAGGCGTGAGCTAATCCTCGAAGAAATGAACAACATATTTGAAGAGGATGTCGTAAATAAGACTCCAGGCGCTTTATGGTTCAATAGTTCCTATATCGAGTGCTTTATCACAGAGGCAGAGGTTAAAGCCTCTAATGTTGCGAGCGCTACAAGAAAGACATTGAAAGTGTACTGCCCTTATCCTTTCTGGATACAGGAGCAATATGTTTCTTTCGAATCATCCGGTGGTACCGTAACAGGATCTAAACAATACCGATATAGATATACATATCAGTATGGACAGTCTCAGCGTTTGAGCACGATCATTGATACAGGGCATTATGCTCCAAGTGAATTCACTTTAACAGCTTTTGGTCCTGCTACCAGTCTACATGTAACGATAGACGATCATCCTTATGAAGTGGACTATCCGATTTATGAAGGGGAGCGCATGGTTATTGATTCCAGGGCAACCGCTCCAACGGATAGACGTGTATATGTAATTCATACCGACGGAAGTGTATCGAATGTATTCAACTGGCGAAGTGCAGAACATTCGGTATTTAAGAAGATTCCTGCAGGAAAGAGCATTCTTGCATACAATGGCGGACATGCCTTGAAATTGACAATTTACAAAGAACGGAGCGAGCCAGTATGGAATTGATTCTTTTTGATGAGAACCTACAGGAAATCGCTCCTGTTTATATTAATGCAGATTTTGAAGTTGGGGACGCTGACACGTACAACAACTTTGAGATCAAAACAGCGGGATTGAATGCCTACGGCATTTATATCCCTGCTACTGAATTTGGCGGTGTATTTGAATATACCAAATTGACCTCCAATGTCATTACTAAGACACTTAGAGGATGGTGTTGGAGAGGTTTGTTAACGCAGGCTATCATTATTCCGGATGTAGGTAACGATTACAAGATCGTATCAGGTGATGCGAATGCAATCATTAAGAATATCTGCAAGGACCTCTTCGGAGGCTTTTTTTCATTTCCGGATACGATATCCGGATGTACCATTTCAAACTACCAGTTTCCTTTATACGTAAACGTATTAACTGGATTGATGGATATGTTAAAGACCTACAATTATCGGCTAAAGATTACGGCTGACAGGGATGCTCCTGGAGGATATATCAAGGTATTCCTTGAAGCGGTACCTGCTGCAGATATACAGTCTGACTTTGACGAGGATTCAAGATTGAATATGACCATTACAGCGAACGGAATGGGAATCAATCACCTTGTATGTATGGGTCAGGGGGAATTGCAGAATCGGCAGAGAGTGGACCTGTATATGGATGCAGACGGAAAAGTGTCCAGGACAAAATACTTTACTGGATTCCAGGAACGTATCGGATATTTTGATTTTACTTCTGCTCAGAGCGAACAGGATCTAATCGACAAAGGCACATCGAACTTGTTAGAAAAGTGTTCGACCAAGACGATGAAGGTAACGGCTTCTGACATTGAGATGGAAGTTGGCGATTTTGTTACCGGTCGAAATATAGCAATGGGTATATCGATACATTCGCCGATTTATAAAAAAAAATTGAAAATAACTAGAGCTGGATCGAAAATCGAATACAGCGTGAAAGGAGAATAATATGGCAGTTGCTGACTATATGGTAGCCGATACCAGATATGTAACGGCTGCACAAGACCGTGACTTTTATGCCGGTATTATTGGAAAGAACAGAGTAGTACTTGATGTCGGCAATAAATTGGCATATACCATCGTGTCAAACACCGAAATTCAGGTATCGGACGGTGTGCTGGTATCTGGCGGTGGTCGTCTTCAAATTAATGCGAATCAATACGAAAGTTTTGCAATTCCAACCGGTACTTCCGGAGTAACTGCATACTTCATTATCGGCTATACAGTTTATTCAGACGGAAGAGACTGCGAGACCTTTGTTCAAAGTGTGTCCAGTGCTTCGGCAACGATTGCCGAAGCTGACATGAGGGAAGGCGCATCATCTTCAAAAATCAGCCTTTACAGAGTTGTCCAGAACGGTACGACTATCTCAAGTGTAACAGCACTGTTTACGCAGTTATCTAATTTACAGACAGTTACCGCTAATATGTATCCTGTAGGAGCAGTATTCAAGACTTCACAGAATGTGAATCCATCATCGGTATTAGTTGGTACATGGTCAAGGGTTGCGACACAGGAGACTCTTAGTGTTAGCGGTTCGAAGGTAGTTACAGTATCGAATGGCAGAGCGCAAATGCATACAAAAGCCCAGATTCAATCGCTATTTAATGAAAAGTATGGCTTTTCTCCGACATTATCAGCAACAGTCTCATCCGCACAAGTGTCTGCAGATGATGCATCAACTGGCGGCACTTATTTAGATCTTGGCATTGTATACTCGAACGGGGATGTCAGCTCAAACGCTTCCTTAGTTGAAGCTGGTCGTAGTAATGATAGTGCAGATATATTCTATGCATTAGCTACGGTAAACGGAGGTCTCCGTGTTAATTACACATATATTACGCACAGGACAGTATACGAATGGAGAAGGACTGCATAAGAGAAGGTGAATAATTATGGATGTTCAAAGCTTACAATTTACTTCTAATTACTGGGTGATTCTATTGCCTGTAATCGCTATGGTCGGTGATTTTATCACCGGCTATTTAAATGCCTGGATACATCATGACATCCAGTCGTCAAAGATGAGAGTGGGCGCAGCGCATAAAGGAGCTGAGCTTCTTGCACTGGTACTTGTGTGGTGTGTGCAATTGGCGATCGTACTGCCTGTTGACGTTACTGCAGTCATGGCTACATATCTAGTATTTATGGAATTCAATTCGATTATGGAGAATTTAGATAAGATGGGAGTTCCAGTACCTGCAGTATTTAAAAAAAGAGTTAATAACACACTTAGTCAATTCGACAATGGAGAAAAAGAATGAATTTTACAGAATACAGGGCCAGCAGATTAGGCACATACAGAGATTTAGATGGCTACTATGGAGGGCAATGCTGGGACCAGTTCGCAGACTACTGCAGAGCGTTAGGCGTGCCGTATCCGTACTGTACACGGACAGGATATGCTGGTGACATTTGGACTCAGAGGCAATCCAACGGAATGCTCACCTATTTCGATGAAAAGGACCGCAGCCAGGTAGCGATTGGTGATGTGTGCGTGTTCCGGAAAACTCCGCGTACACCGGATACTCATGTAGGTACCGCTGCCTCCGGTAATGTGAACGGACAGGTATTGATCCTCGGACAGAATCAGGGCGGAGCTGGTATCAATGAGGTATGGCTGCCTATCGAAGATCTATATCCAACGGTATTTAGATTGAAACAGAAAAAGATGACGCAGTATGACGGCAACATCAAGCCTGTGAATGATCTTGGCTTGAAATACCAGGCTCACACCCAGGATATCGGGTGGAGGGAGTGGATCCACGACGGACAAATTGCCGGAAGTGTTGGAGCCGGCAAGCGCTTGGAAGCACTGCGTATCGATACATCGGCCTTTGGCGATAAGCTAAAGCTGAACGTAAAAGTCCATATCATGAATATCGGATGGAAGACAGTAGAAGATGTTAAACCAGATACGGTTATCGGAACTACTGGCAAGGGCCTTCGTATGGAAGCTATTGAGATTGATCCGGTTGTAAATGAAACCGGAAAGAAACTGTATTATCAAGTTCACCTGTCCAATACCGGATGGACCGGCAAGGTACCTGCAGGATATGCAACTGGTACCGTTGGGCTGAAAAAGGCGATTGAAGCTATTAAAATTTGGATGGAGTGATGTTATGCAATACTTGGAAAGAAAAATCAATGTGTTTGAACCGTGTTATGTAAAACCGATTCATGCGGTCCAGGGCTCAAATATGAACGAGATCCGTGTCACAATTGCGGACTGGGATATTCCAATCGAGGCCACAGTTAAGTGGCAGGTGGCTACTTCTACCAAAGGTGAGCTTAATAACGCTACATTTGATAACAATACGATAATCATTCAACCGTATACCACAACTTTCTCCGAAGTTGGACATGGATATCTACAGGTCCGAGTTGAAAAAGATGACAAAGTATTAGTATCCTTTGCCATCGATGTATTTATTCAGCCTGACAGAGTTACTACTCCAACAGAAGGAAGCAATTCTGACGTAATCAAGGTATTGGTTGATCAATACGTAGAAGAGGCGACAGGTACTTTATTTGAGGATTTAGAGGCTCAGGCACAATCTGAATTAGCTTCTATTAGAGTCACAGGTGAAGAAGTGATAGCGTCTATTCCTTCGGACTATTCAGAGTTAGAGGCAAGGGTTGATGACGTAGAAAGCGACGTCGGCAATTTGGACAATCTTGAAACGACGAAAAAAGACAATCTCGTCAATGCCATAAATGAAGCAATGACATTAGGCTCAAACTTTGCCTATCAGCCAAGTGTTATTTATTTATACGGAAGCGAAGAAGAGATTCAGACAAATTGGCAAAATCGTGACAAATCAAAAATGAATTTCAGATATGTTTTCCACAATTTAAATGAAAACAAACAGAAAGTCGGATGGTGCAAATTATCGTTACAGGGAAATGCAACATTGGGTTATCCGAAGCACAATTTCAATATTCAGTTCTATAAGGATGCTGGATTTAAGAAAAAGGATAAAGTTGACCCGTTAGACTTGTCTGGTGACAAGCATCCAAAGTGGACGATAAAAAGCAATTACAATGATTATTCACAAGGGAGAAATGTGATAAGCGCACGTCTTTGGGGCGATGTAGTGCATAGTCGTGCGAACATGACAGACGCTCTTTCAGAAGCTCCGAATCATGGTGCGATTGACGGTCATCCAGTAGTGCTGTATATGAATGATTCATATTACGGTTTATATATGTTCAATATGAGCAAATCAGACTGGATGTTAGGAATTGATGAAGACAATCCTATGCACTGCGCTATTTCGGCTTATTTAGCAACTGACGCAACGAAGTGGCTCGCTACTGGTTTAGGTGGTTGGGAATTAGAAATTCCGGACACATGGCAAAGCCCCGAAATTGATGGAGTTGTTACATCTGTTCAAAGTGGATTTACGGCTTTGCAGAGTTTTGTTATAAATTCGACAGATACAGAGTTTTATACAAATCTAAATGACTATTTAGACGTTCAGTCAGCGATAGATTATTTAATATTCTCGTTCTGTGTTTGCAATGCTGATTCTATGAATAAGAACCAGTTCCTTGTTACGTGGGACGCTGGTAAGACATGGTCGTTTACTGCGTATGATATGGATCAAACTTTTGGAGCTGGATTTGGCGGAGAGATTCCATACAGCCACGACCTCTTTTCAACGCACCCAAACCATTTATTTGAACGCTTGATTGCGAATTTCGCAGAGGAAATATTGGCAAGATATGCAGTATTAAGAGCAAGCGTATTCAGCTATAACTATGTAGCTAGAGAATTAGATATATTCTTTGCAGAAATTCCGAAAGGCTATCGAGAGAAAGATGCCGGCAAATGGAACGGCATTATGTTCAAATCTATCAGTGATTTAGATACCATGAAGTTTTTTGCTCAAAACAGGTTGTCTTGGTGTGATTCTTACTTTGCTAAGATTGACCCGAGCTACGTTGAATGTACAGGAGTCAGCCTTGACCAAAGCACTTTATCTTTCAACTTATTAGGCACAGCTCAACTAACAGCTACTAAAACACCATCTAATGCAAGTGAACCAATCGTGTGGTCATCATCTAATCGTGATGTCGCAACTGTATCTGATACTGGATTAGTAACTGCTTTAGCGAATGGAACCGCAACAATTACGGCAGCCTGTGGAGAGTATTCGGCGACTTGTGTAGTAACTGTATCTTTGATTGAAAGGGGCGAGGTCGATTACTCAGCGGATGGTTTAAGCGGTGTGACTTGGAATGCTGGCTATGTTTACGATAAAGACAGTGGCGAACTTGTAGCTACCTCAGGTGAGTATTGCACTAATAAATTCCACTTGCAGGATTGCCTGTATCAAATGACGGGCGGTTCCTGGTCCCAACTTTATATGTGGGACGCTGACGGAAATTATATAGGCACAACGTCACAAACAAAACCTCTAGTATTCTCAGCAAGGTCAGACTATCTTTATGCAGTAAAAGCTTATGGTGGACAAGGAAATTTAGCTTTAACACCAGTTAATAATTCAGCAACGATTGGAGACACTAAAATAATCTCTATTTCATCTATGACAAGTTACACGAATTGGTATTATTACAATAACGCTATAAACAGTGAGTTTACAGGCTTAATTTCTTCAAACTCAAGTACGTTGGATATATCTGCTGTAGATTGGATATATTCGGACTCATGCGTTGTTTTGAGAGTCGCTGCTAACGCCGGAATGCCACTGACAGTCAACACAGAAGCCATGACCGTTGCAATCCTTGGAAGTGGTGCAAACGTAGAGGTATGGCTATATTCAAAAAAATATGCAACATTAGAAGAAATGAACGCTTATTTGGCAGAACATCCTATAATGCTGGCTTTCAACCTTTAAAGGAGTAATATCATTCAATAGTCCAACAGGCACTAGTTGCCTTGGATAGATTAAATCCCATGTGATACTTTCAACATCTTACGAAACCTGCCTACATTACAATTGAATATGTCACATGGACGGGGGCCTTCGGGCCTCCTGATTTTTTATGCCAAAAACGACTTATTTTGTTTCCTATTTGTAAATAGAGGAGAAAAAATACTATGTCAAAAGTGGCGCATTTTTGGCGCATTAAAAATAAAAAAGTCCTTTATATAAAGGACTTATTAGCTAACAGTGCCTCTACGCGGAATAGGCAAGTATGGGGTATTATGGGTGAGAAAGCGGAAAATAGCTTTATTTAAAGGCATCTAGTGGTCTTAAAAGCTACCTTTTCAAGCCGAAATGGCGCATAAATGGCGCACTGCTATCCAGTAATTGCCTTGATCACTTCGTCCTGAGCGTCCGGCATAAGATGGGTATATCTGTCGATTGTCATCTGTATGGATGCATGTCCTAATCTTCGACTAACTGTGTACATATTGACTCCTTTGCTGATCAAGTAACTGGCATGGCTATGTCGGAAATCGTGCATTCTGATGTATGGCAGATTTGCTTCTTTGATCGCATCATTCTTTATCCTGTCAATAGTCGTTCTTCCCATCGGCTTAGGACCACCGAATATGAACCAATCAAATGAAAAGTATTCATCCTCTTGAGCGCTCTTTTTAAGCGAATTCAGAGCATTTATACAACGCTCATCTATTTGTATGGTTCGAATGGATTTCTTTGTTTTCAGCGTGGTCCAGTGGCCATCCTGCCATTGTCTATAGATGCGTAATCGTTTTCCATCATAATCTCTCCATGTCAGCGAAAGAGCTTCATTCTTTCTCATACCAGTCCAGAACATGATCAAGAAGAATACTTTATAAATAAATTTATCGTCCGGAACTGCAGCGAGGAAGGTTTCAAATTGCTCCGCAGTCCATACGTTCATTTCATGCATCTGTTCCTCTTCTGTAAAATGGTATTGCTCTACCATATCAATAGGATTGGATGCCAGTCCGTAGTTTTTCATAGCATATTTAAATATTGCGTTAAGGAGTCCTCGAGCTTTTCTGACATATGAAGTTGAATACTGGTTAAGGTATCCGCTTAGCAATTCATCTATTGCCTGTGGTGTAATGTCTGTGATAGGAATATCATACCAGGGCACAAACCACGCATCGATAAAGTGCTTTTCATCTCGGATAGAACGTCTTGATACTACGTTTCTTTTTTTACGATCATCAAGGCAGGCTAGAGCGACCTGTTTGAATGGGGCACTGGATGGATGTTCTTTCTTGGTTCGGAAAAGTAATTCAGCCTCGTGACATTCTTCTTTCGTATCGTACCATTTGGAATAATATCTTCTCGATTTTCCAAGGGCATCTTTATATCTAGTCGAAAATCTATATTTATATACTTTTTTCTTTCTTCCTGTAAGGGTAGAATCAACGA